TGGTCATGGTGAGAAAGGCGTCATCGCCGCGCTCAAGGGTGACGTAGAGTATCAAGAAAAACTATCGGCACAAGGCGTAATCAATCGGCACGTAAACTGTCACGCAATGGAACAGTATCAAGCCTACCCAGAACCCATTCTACACGTCACGTATGAAGACAGAGACTTCATTGAACCAAATGAATCTCTTGTGACAGAAACTTCCAGAGGGTGCAAGTTTCAGTGTAAATATTGTAACTTCCCCGTGTTGGGAGTGAAGGGTGACTACACAAGACAGGCCAAAAATTTTCGTGAAGAAATCATACGCAACTATGACAAGTGGGGAGTATCCACGTACATACTTGCAGACGAAACTTTCAATGACTCCACAGAAAAGATCACAAAGTTTGCGGATGCGGTACAGGGTTTAGACTTTGAGCCAAATTTTGGTGGCTTTGTTCGTCTTGATCTCATTACATCTAGAGATGGCGAGATGGAAGAATTAGCCCGTCTGCGCCACAATAGCCACATGTACGGTGTTGAGTCTATGAACCATGCGTCTGCTAAGGCGATTGGTAAGGGCATGGAACCACAGAAGCTTCTGGACAAAGCCCTTCAAGCGAAAGAATATTTCATGAAGAACAATGAGTTTTATCGCGGTGAGATGTCTTTCATTGCTGGTCTGCCATATGAAACGGAAGAAACACTACAGCAAACCATGAAGTGGATTGATACCTACTGGAAGGGTGAGTCTCACATGTGGTACGCTCTCATGATCTTTAACGATCAGTCTGGTGCTAGAGCAAACATTCTGAGTGACCGCATGGAAACATATGGATATGAACATCTGACTGACAACCAGCTAGATGAATTACAAAAAAATGTGAGCTTGGATCGATTTAAAAAAGTTCTTGAAGACCCCAACATTGCAGACTACATGAAAGAAAAAATTAAAAGAGAACTTCCAGACTTTACTACCCCCGCATACAGATATCATTTTAAAACGTGGCGCAACCAGAGCTTTGATAGCTGGACCGCATGGGCATGGATACAAGAAAACGCATACGGTCATGATCGATATTGGGATTGCTCACCTGGAGTTTTCTATTCTGATGAATGGCATGCGGTGGGATACTCAAGAAAAGATGTCTTGCAATCTTTCCGTGAACTTGGTAGTATAGTTTATCCAGATATTGCTCTACGCATAGCATCGATTGAAAAATACAAGGAAAGGAAACTAAACTATGTTGCGGATTGAATCTATCATCCTATCAAGTCTTCTACATGATGAAGAGTATATGCGAAAGACTCTTCCCTTCCTCAAGTCAGAGTATTTTTCTGAATCTTCTGAGAGAATCTTTTTTGAAAAAGTATTCACTTATATTAAAAAGTACAATAGTCTGCCGTCAAAAGAAGCAATAGAGATCTCGGTGTCAGAAGACAAGACGCTGACACAAGAACAGGACAATCAAATACAGGACATCTTGAGTTCTCTTGTCACGCCAGAATCAACTCTTGAGTGGCGCATCGATGAGACAGAAAAGTTTTGCAAAGACAAAGCATTGTTCAATGCTATCATGGAATCAATTCAGATTATTGATGGTAAGGACAAGACACACGGCAAAGATGCGCTACCATCTATTCTGTCAGAAGCACTGGCAGTCGGGTTTGATCAATCCGTAGGTCATGATTACATTGCAGATTCGGATGGACGATTTGAGTACTACAATCGCGTTGAAGAAAAGATTCCCTTTGATCTAGAATACATGAACACAATCACTGACGGTGGTCTTTCCAACAAGACACTGAATGTTGTTCTCGCTGGTACTGGTGTCGGTAAGTCACTGTTTATGTGTCACTGTGCCGCCGCCAACATTGCTAGAAACCAGAACGTTTTGTATATTACTCTTGAAATGGCAGAGGAAAGAATCGCGGAAAGAATCGACTCAAACCTAATGAACATTCCGATCAAGGACATTCGCAACATGACAAAGAAAGTCTTTGATGATCGCATAGGTAAGATTCAACAGAAGACACAAGGTAAGCTGGTGATTAAAGAGTATCCTACCGCGTCTGCTCATGTTGGACACTTCCGCGCACTGCTGGATGAGCTACACATGAAAAAGAATTTCACGCCAGATATTATCTACATTGACTATCTGAACATTTGTGCAAGTTCTCGCATGCATAACAGTAGTGCAAACTCCTACACCATCATCAAGAGCATTGCAGAAGAGATTCGTGGGCTTGCCGTGGAATATGATCTGCCTGTTGTCACTGCTACACAGACAACCCGTGGCGGTTACAACAACTCTGATGTTGAAATTACAGACACTTCTGAATCGTTTGGTCTTCCCGCCACCGCCGATCTCATGGTGGCTTTGATTGCAGAAGAAACCGATCCAGACCACATTGTGGTAAAGCAATTGAAGAATAGATACTCTGACCCCACATCGAACAAGAGATTCCTTATAGGCGTTGACAGAGCGCGTATGCGACTGTATGACGTGACAGATGCACAAGCCAACCTACATGATGCTGGACAAGAACAAGTGGACGATTCGGTGCCAGTGTTCGATAGGGGAAGAAAGGTCGGAAACTTCGCTGGCTTGAACTTTTAACGCGAGTAAGTCCTCACTATCATGAAACACTACGAATTTAAAAAGTCTTTGCCCGATGATATTAGACTCACATTAGCTAATTTGGCTAAGAAAAGAGACTATCTGATGCATTATTCAGAGGCAGGACACTTTACACCTATCTCGGCTGGGTTTGTTGGTGTTCCGTCATCTGGTTATAATAACCCTACCGTTGTGCCTTGGTGGAAGAGTACCTTTACCGTTGCTGGTGAACCATTTATTTTTGAAGATCACAATTTTGTCGTCAACGAGGAAGAACAAACCGCAATAGATTATTTTTGGAATATGTTCCAGTACAAGCCAGAGGGTTTGATGTTTAGTAGAGTGGACGCTGATTGTGTGTTGCCACTACACGTTGACACAACTGGCAGAACAAATATTGACGTTAAAGTAAGGCAGTCTTCTCTTGCTTTTCCGTTAGATCCTTTTTCAGAAGAGGAATGGGGTTATCCCTTAACGGACAGAGTTAGAATACCCTTCTCTACTTGTTATGGAATAAGTCATCAAAAAATGCATGGTGTAGATAATACTGGCAACCCTACCAGATATTGCATACAAGCAAGTTTCTATGATCCGCTTGATGAGATTTTCTCTAGGTATTGCCAAGGTAGATTGTTTTATAAATAACAAAAACAATTGGAATCAACATGTTAAAATTATTAAAAAGGTTTTGGAATTGGTTTCTTAGTCTTTTCATTGACAGATGGGAAGTCACGATATACTTTGTTGGTGAGATGACAGAAAAACCAGACGGTACAAAGATTTCTACCAGAAATCCCAAAACATATATTGCAAAAAAATTGAAAAAGGTTAGTGAGAAGCACATCAAACTTGTACTTGAAGATGGACGTGCGATTGAAATAAAGACTGTGGAACCTGTTGGATATGATATTACAAAAATACAATAGGAGTTACCATGTCGGAAGAAGAAGTCAAGACGGAAAAGTTTCATCCCGCTGATACAAACGGTGATGGCAAGGTCAGTAAAGAAGAAGAGGCAATGTACCTTGAGTTTAAGAGGAAAGAACTTGAAGATCAAGACGCAATGCGAGACGCACAGAGAAATATGGCGTGGTTCTCTCTTGCTGGTATGCTGTTCTATCCCTTCGCTGTTGTTATTGCTAGTGTTGCTGGCCTAGACAAAGCATCTGACATTCTTGGCGACATGGCACCTACATACTTTGTGGCTGTTGCTGGCTTGGTTGCGGCATTCTTTGGCGCTCAAGCGTGGAGTGGTAAAAAATAATAGGATTGTAATTTGAAACTTCTAGATTATGTAAACGAAAAATTTGACCCGCAAGAAACCAACAGAACTTTTGGAACTGGTCTGCCATATCCCATGGTAGAGTTGAAAGATTTCTTGCCACCAGACTTTGCTTTCAGAATGTTCACGGAAGCCCAAACTGTTCCCGATGAACACTGGACACGATTCACTCGTAACAAAAGCTTTATGAAAGAGTGTATCAAATTAGAACACTGTCCAGTGGCAGAAGAGTTTGTCAACGCGATGCACAGTGCCGCTGGCATGAAGTGGCTATCAGAGGTAACTGGTATCCCACACCTTCTGGGTGATCCCTATATTGTTGGCGCTGGCTATTCAAAAAGCTGGGCGGGTGACTCTTTAAAACTTCACACTGATTTTAACTGGAACGACAAGTTGAAACTGCATCGTGCGGCTTCACTGATAGTTTACTTGACTCCAGATTGGAATCCAGAGTGGGGTGGTGATTTGCAGTTTTGGGATTTTAATCGTGAAAAGATCGTAAGCAAAGTTAACTGTACTTTTAACAACTGTGTCATCTGGCAACACCACAAGAGGGGATTTCACGGATACCCCGATCCAATCACATGTCCACCAGACACGCATAGGACAACGTTCAGACTCATGTTCTATACAAGTGAAGCGAACTATGATCCACAAGATCGCCCACACCGCAGTCTCTATTGGTTTGACAGAGATGCAGACGAACCATATGATATTCCTACACAGAGGTAAGTATGCAGTTTGTGAGTAGAAATATTAAAGATGATGCATATTATGGTACTATACATCCTTTGCCTCTTAAAAATAGGTATCATCCGAATACGGTCTATTATTACGATAGATTAGAGCGAGTAAAATATCATAGCACTCTGTACAGCTTTATCGATGACCACCACAAAAACCATTTGAACCAAGATCCAACTTCCTTTATTCTTGTTAACTACCAAGACGATTATTTTAATATCTTTGATGTCAATCACTGGATCAACTCAATAAAGAGAAATAAGGTTAGCGCATCAAAGTACGTTTTTGTTGTTAAGGACGCGGCATTTAGAAACTTTGTAGCTAGGAAGTTCAGAGATCATGGCATACATGGCGCATCTGTGACTATTCTAGATCAACTAAAACTAAATGTCCACCTACAGAATCTTGATGTTTCGAAACCAAAGCACAAATTTTCTGCTCTCAGTAGATGTTATCAACCTTGGAGAGCATATCTTTTTGGTTTGTTAAATGAAGAAGATCTGTTAAAAGATTTTACTTTTTCTTTTTGGAAAGCTAATCCGTATTCTGCGCCACCAAAAGAATTAACTGCTGATGAGGTTGTGTATGATGTGGCAAAATTCTCTTCTGAATTTCCAGATGAAGAGACTGTCAACTTTTTTGAAAACGCACCATACAAATTATCCGAAAGTTCTGAGACGCCAAAGTATTCTAGTCTTACCTATGAAGCAATTTTAGATTCTGATTTTCATCTTATGATAGAATCTCATTTCATCCAAGACTCTAGAGACTATCAGTTCCGAGGTGAATTTTTAGGTGAGTGGATAAACATGGATTTACCAGAGATTGATCAGATTCCCATGCGAGACATTGCACCCACATTCTTCACGGAAAAAACATACAAAGCTATTGTTTGCAAAAAACCTTTTATTGCCGCATCGACACCACATTTTATGGAAGACTTTAATAAGCTTGGCTACAAATCTTTTAGCCCTTGGATTGATGAATCGTATGACCAAGAGGAAGATCACGTAGAAAGAATCAAAAAAATTGTTAAAGAATTGAAAAGACTTCAAAATTTACCAGAAGATGAGTATCAAACAATTGTAGAAAAATGTTCTGAAATTTGTGATCACAACTTGAAGGTTTTGATCGAACAAAATTTTGGTATCTCTCAAAAATACTACCAAGAGTATCCAGAAATAATGCCTCACTTACGGCTGGTTGCAGACGGATATTGGCAAAAAGATGGAAATTTTGACATCAAAAATCATCATTTTTCAAAAGATCATAATTTTTGGTAACAAAAACAATCACTTAGCTTTGTAAAAAATGTGTAAAAGTACCACGATTAGTGCTGTACTTTGACCCCAATATAGAGGATAATGTCTATATTGAGTAAGGGATCTGTGAGGGATCAAATTATGAAGCTAGTCATCTTAACCCAATTCCGCGAAAACTATGGCGCTCACGATTGGGATGGCAAGGGTGAATGCCCCCAATACTGGAAGTTCAAGGGTGGCGACACCTACGTTGTTGATGTGACTCTTGAGCAGGCACAGTCCCGCCAGTTTTACAAAGATGTGGAGAAGTGCATCGAATATTCTTCCGACTATTCCGAAGAGTATATCATCGGTGAAGAGTTGGTTGATGATATCGATTTCAAAGAATCCAACCATGTTGACTATTGGGAGTCTCCCATCTATTGCGTCAAGCTGTCTGACCGTTGCGAGCTTTTGTGCCGCCAGACTGCGCGTAAGTATGATATGGAGTCTACTCCATTTGGTGAGCGCTCATGGTCTCAAACCCCAGAAGGTCGCGGTGAGATGCGACTGATCACCTTTGAGGAAATGAAAGAACTCAACGAGAGGGCCGCATAATGGCCCTTGACGAAGCACTGGTTTATCTGGTAATATATGATGGACAGTGGGATGGTCAAAAAGGCGAATCGCCATATAAGATCACTTGCTTCAGTTATAGTCACGCTCTTGCTGAGTTAGAAGATCAAGAAAGGTTGTACCCAGATCGAAAGTTTCGAATTGTTGAAAAGGATGTGTCATGAAAACTACTCTTGAGATTTATGTCGAAGCAATTCGCCGCATTGAAGAAGCTGTCGAGCAGTATCGCGTACATTATGGTGAGCCAAGCAATGTAATGCAGGCTCGCCGCAGTCTCAATAGTATCGAAGGCACGTTATATGAATTGGCAGAAATTCTGTCAAATCAAGAAGCTGGATAGTGAAAACAGTAGCTAGGCCAGTAGCAAGGGTTAATAACCTTGCGAGTAGGTTCGCCAGCCCCTACCTAACCGAATGCTGGCACTTTTAAGGAAATTTTTGATATGAAATCGGTTTTTGCTTCAATTGCTTTGTGTATTTTTTCTTTACCGAGCATTGCACAATTTCAAGATGACAATCTAAAGATTACTTTAGAGACTCCACGATACAATGCCAGTATAGGGCAGATTGGACAGATTCGTGGCTGGGCATTGCATCCAAATCAGATAGTCGATGTTGTTGAGATCTATATTGACGGGGAGTTTTGGTCTGAAGTGCCAGTTGGCGGTCAACGCAACGATGTTTATAACGCATATCCAGCGGCAGTAAACTCTCGCTATTCTGGGTGGGCGCAAACAGTAAACTACAAAGACTTTTCTGAAGGGTATCACGATCTAGAAGTTCGCGCATATACTACCACTGGAAGATACAATTCCGTGACAGGGTATTTTTGTGTAGAGAAAGTTCCAGGGGGTAATTTTATCTCAGACCCCAGCAGAATAGACTTCAAATCTATGGAACTGTTTCATATGGCCCACAACGCCGTGTTGCTACAAAAAGTAACAATTGATGGTGAGTTTTACAATATGGAACTTCATTGGGATACTGCCACACAAGGATTTATTGTTGAGCAAGTAGAACCATATGTGAGCAAAACTGATTTGCAAGACACTGAGTATGAAGGTTGGTGTACTATTTGCAATCCAGAAGGAGAGTAGTTGTTATGAAACTGGTGTTTACTTTAGTAGTGTTAATCAATAATGTTCCTAGCTCTGAGGGAATGTATTTCAATAGCGCCGAAGCCTGTAATACCATGGCATTTCAAACCGAAACAGGCTACGCTGGCAGTGGTCCAGACGGTTCAACTAAGCAGTGGAAGTCTGCTGGTACTAACATCAGGGCATATTGCAAGCCAGTGATGGTTGAGAAAACTGCGAGGGTGTTTTAATGCGCCTTACAATATTCATAGTTTTTTTAATTTTTGCGTATAGTGCAGTTGCTAAAACGCTTAAAGAAACAGTACCAGAGCCAGTGATAATCTATTATCCTAACGGTATGACGTATACACTGAAGCCTGATGAGGTTGTGCACATTGCAAAGCTTGGTGATACCGTGTATACTAAAGCTGAAGGTGACAAGACAATCACTTTCACGATCAACTATCCAAATAACAAACGCGATTTTGATATCGAAATCGTGCCTTTTGAACCCGAATTTCCTTATGGAGAATAAAATGTCTCAGACTGAAACTGCTTGGTACGCACGTGGCGAAGAGGGTGAAGCAATTCTTTCACTTGTTGAGTACTACGTCTATGGTGCGGGTACTCACCAGCTTGATGGTTCGCCAAACTACGCGGATCTTCAAGTTGCGTTGTATAAGCGCGGTCTGGACATGTCTGAAGTTTACACCGTCATGGGCGACATTCGTGCGGGAGCGGTGTAAATTTTCCACAAATTTTCTAAAGTACTTGACACCAATCCGTCAATACCTTAGAATGTTCGTATTCAGTCAAAAGACTGATGTTCTTGTGTTAATTGAGTCAAGGAGAAAATGATGTCTAACACAAATGTAACTTCTCAGAATGATGCCATTCTGAACTTTCTGAAGTCTGGTCAGCAGTTGACCGAAAAGCAAGCACGTGGTCTGTTCGGTGTTAAGTCACTGTCAGGTCGCATCTCTGAGTTGCGAGCGGCTGGTTTCCCCATCTACCGCAACACCACTAAGACTACGGGAGCCGCCGCTTATCGTCTGGGTACGCCTAGCCGCGCTATGGTTGCCGCCGCTTATGCTAGTCTTGGCGCAGAAGCATTTAGCTAATGCTTATTGAGGCGCACCCACACCGCCTAGCAAGGATGCTAAAATGTGGATGCGTTGGCGCTGACGATGGTCGTACCAACGCCTTCCTGAGCAAGAAGACAAAAGGCTCACCCATTTCTAAGAGGCCAAGTTTATGAAGAGTTCAATTTTAGTAGCACTTGCGACTCGCTACAGAGGCCAGATCCAAGAATCACTTGCTAATATCGATGTCTACGTGCAAAATCCCGCTGGCATTGGTGAGCATCCAGATATCGCTGGTGCGGTAGATGAAGAAATTGTAAAACTGTCCGAAGCAATTGAAAAGTTTCAGACTGTGAGCAGTCTTGTTGAAGGTGAACTGGATTATTTCTTTGAGCAATGAGTGTAGTTAATAACACAATTCGTTTACATCGTGGAAGCGACTCTGCAAAAGAGCGCTTCCTTTCCATTTTTCTGGACATGTTTGATGAAAATGTTGACAATCTTTCTTTTGCCAACATTCTTCCAGAGTGGGATGAAGAAGTTCCTACTCAAGAGTGGTACGATACTTATATTGGTGATCGTGGTGCGGCTGTCACTGCGATTACTAGTGATCCTCAGACTGTCTATATAACTACAAACTATGATAGTATTGTTCCGTTTATTTCATTTTTAGGTGGTCAGCTTGCAGACATCGATGAAAGCGTTGTTTTGAGCTTGTCTACAAAATTTGAAGAGTCAGAAGAATACTATGTTTATGTAGATGGTAAAGTGACGGAGCTAAACACCGATGAAAAATAAGAAGCGAATTAAGCTGGTTGCCAGCACCACAACATGGATCAATCATTCAGATGATCAGATGCCCATGTTTAGACCCGCAACGATGAACGAGTATATCATCGCTTGGTTTACTAAAGAGCCAAGCATGAAAGATGTCGCAGATCGAATTTCAATTTTTATTCACTATCTTGAAGGTCAGATGGATGCAAAAACTTTTGAAATTTTTTCTGGTCATGAGTTGTATTGGGAAGATCAGTTGACGCACAACGAAGGATTCCAGCTTCACCACGGCGGCGGGATTGACTTTATCGCTCAAGATTTGACTCAAATTGAGTTGCCAGAATTTATTAGAGATATGTTAAAGACTCAAAAGTAATGGCTGATTGGAACAGGCAAGAAAAGAGGCCAGCTACTTTTTGTTATTCTTATTTTAATGAACCAGAGCTTTTGAAATTTCAAATCAAGATCTGGGAACTTTACCCACCACAAATCAATATCATTATTGCTGATGATTGTTCTCAAAATAGCCCAGCATACGATATTTTGAAAAACGAGAACACCGATAGAATTTCTCTTTTTTACGTGAAGGATGATCTTGGTTTTAATTCACACGGCTGTCGCAACATGATGGTGCGTGAAGCCAAAACAAATCAAGTATTCTTTACAGATATCGATATGTTTATTGATCCCGCGACTGCGGCTTTCATTCGTGATTTGAAAATAGAAAAGAAACACTATCACCAATTTGCATATTGGCACCAGCCATTTGATAAGCGCTTGGCGGCTCCAGGCCACTTCAATAGTTTCTTTGTTCGACGTGATGATTTTATAGACGCGGGTGGCTATGACGAATCCTTTGTCGGTCTTCACCATGGCGATAGAGAGATGTTTGACAATCTCGATTCCAGAGGGTTTACCCAAGTTTTACACCACAAGATGTATCTGACGGGGTTGCGAACTGGAAGAAAGACCGTCTATGTGGAGGGATTGAAAGAACCTTACTACACAGACGAAGAGTACTTTCTTGAAAGACCGCCACCTAAAGAAGAATTAATGAACACAATAACGTCAAAAGTTAATTTTGAGTACGAAAGACTTTTATAAATAGAGTATGGCAAATTTCAAAACATTTTTAGCAGAGAAGCTTACTGACGAAAGTAAGTTGACACACTTAGAACACGTCGAGGATCATGTGATTCATTCGGGTGAGGCTGGGTTTGCTCATGCATTTCACAATCTTCAAGACGTGCACCACCATCTCACTGGCGGGTCCAATGATACCCGTATCACAACAAAGTATGATGGCAGTCCATCGATTGTGTTCGGGTATCATCCAGAGAACGGAAAGTTTTTTGTGGGATCAAAATCAGTTTTCAATAAAGATCCAAAAATTAATCATACTGCAAAAGACATTCAAGCAAACCATGGACATGCACCTGGATTAGTAAAGAAGTTAAATTCGGCGTTGAAGCATCTTCCAAAGGTCACTCCAAAGGGTGGTGTGTACCAAGCCGACATCATGCACACATTAGGTGATGTAAAACGAGAAGGCAATGACGTACACTTTACGCCACAGCTACTTACGTACAAAGTTCCACATAACTCAGAACACGGTGCAAAGGCTCTGAACTCTCACATTGGCATTGCGGTACACACAAAGTATAACGGAAAAACTTTGAGTGACATGAAGGCCGAGTATGCACCAGAGACGGAAGATTTTAACGATCACGACGATGTGCATGTGGTACACACGAAAAAAGATATTGGAAAAGTTTCCTACACTCTTTCTGATCAAGCAGAATATAAGAAACATTTGGACGATGCGGTAAACCATTTTAAAGCCGCAAAGTCTGGTGTGTTTGAGCATGGTCAGAAGCACCATGAAGATATCAAGCAATACATAAACCACACCATGAGAACAGGCACAGAATATTCTCATGATCACTTTCTAGAGTTTAGAAAGGAGAAACACACAAAGGGTATTGCTAAAGTAAAAACAGAAGCGGCAAAGACACGCAAAACAGCGGCAATGAATGCAGAGTTGAAACACCATACTCAAAATAAAGATCATCTAGATCACTTGATGAAACTACATTCAAGCCTACAGGGGGCAAAAAATGTTCTGACTCGCGCTCTGTCTACACATAATGATATGAAGACAGAGATCCAAGGGACAGAATCAAAGGGAGAGGGTTTTGTTGTTGTTAAAAACAATCGGCCTTCTAAGTTTGTAGACCGCCGCGAGTTTAGTGCGGCAAACTTCAACAAGTGAGATTGATATGTCAGCCGTGAAAGGATGGTGGTGGTGTCCAGAGCGACAAGAATATCAGCGCTGGGAAGAACACATTGCATACTATAAAAAGCAATCACAAGGATGGAAGCCGTGTGGCTGTACTCAGTTACAGACCACATCTGGTAATGGTTGTTTGCAGTGCAACCCAGAGAAAGCATACGACATTGCAAAGCAGTTATCAAAATGAAACTTGATGTTATTGTTGTTGCTCTAGTGATTGTTATTATCTGTGCGTTAGTTGGGGTAGAAAAAGTACTGAGTGATCACTACGCCGATTTTAAACCCAATGACATGACCACGTGGGTCGAGGTGAAAAAGTCTGATTATGGGAATTGGTTTTTTACCAATACGTCAGACAAGTTGCTTGTGTGTCAAATTGGTTTGCAGTCACCACCGCGTTGGAGTACAAGCCTACCATCCAAATCACCTAGTTTACTGAAGGAAGATGTTCTTGTTGAAAGCACAATAGGCTCTCGCAATTTTGATCTTGAACCTAATCAAACGTTCACATATGCAAGAAACGATGTTGGCACTTTGTATTGTGAGGAAAAGTCATGAGAGATTGGTTTGCAAAATCTATGACAATGTTTTTTCGGTTTTTTGCAGATGCCTTTTTTGCCAAGCGATATGGTCACCGCGCTGTAGTTCTTGAGACAATCGCTGGCGTACCTGGGATGGTCGCTGGCATGCTTATTCATTTGAAAAGTTTGCGGCGAGGCAAACGTGGCTATGGCCCACAGATACGTGAGCTACTTGCTGAAGCAGAAAACGAAAGAATGCATCTCATGTTCTTCATAGAGATTGCACAACCAAACTGGTTTGAAAGATTTTTAATTATTTCTGCACAATTTATCTTCTGGCATTTCTATCTTGTATTTTACATTTTGTCCCCAAGCACAGCACACAAGATGATTGCTTACTTTGAAGAGGAAGCAGTCAGATCATATGAAGAGTATCTAGTAATGATCGCCCACGGCAAAATTGAAAACGTCCCAGCACCACAGTTGGCAATTGAATACTATGACATGAGACCAGAAGCAAAGCTGTATGACATGGTATATCGTGTTAAACAAGACGAAGCAAAACACAGTGAAGTAAACCACAGAATGGCAGGATTTTGATATGAAAAAACTTGGATTTTGGATTTATGATACCTACAATTTCTTTTTTAATCTCAAGATGAACCCTTTGAGGTTCATTCCAAATGCGTTTACGCAATTCATTCTCATGTTTTACCTGTCTGTCATGTGGACCGTTGTTTTTACACTCTGGGCGGGGCATACAATATATTTTGGTATCGGTAGCGTGGGTGGACACTTGCTTGTCATTGGCGCTTTCTTTATCACCGCATTGACATTCCAAGATGCAGAAAAGAATGGACATCTGTGGGTGAAGCGGGTCGAAGTAGATCCGAAGAAAAATAAGTGTGTCTGGGATTTGGAGAATGAAGGATAGTTGGTGGCAAGATTTCGTCATCTGGAAATATATAAAGGGGTGTACGTGCAAGCGTTGCCTCGCACATGAGAGATCTCAAAATGATTGATTGGGGAGTTGTTGGAATTTTCTTTATTATGATGCTACCACTGATCGCTGGTGGTCTTACGTTCGTACTCTCTGGTATGAGTGTTGAGGAATCTCGCAAAGATAAAGGGAGAGAAGACAATGCATAAATTTTTACTTTTGTGCTTGATTGCAGGAACTAGTGTTGTATCGGCAGAAGACGATGTGTACTTTATTGCTGGTGCTAAACACTTGTCCTCGCCTACCACGGGAAACCCAATGGATGACCGCGATGAACTGTCATATGACATGCCTTATGCTGGGATCAAGTACCACAAGAAGTCTTGGGATATGAACTTTCAATTTAACATGGGCCACATGATAAACGCCGATGATATTGATGGTGATAATCCAAGAGTGGAATTCATTATTGAGAAGCAATGGAACATAAATAGGTTTTTTGATTAATGGCGTATTCAGACAAGGTATTAGACCACTATGAAAATCCCAGAAATGTCGGTAAGCTTGACGAAAATGATGAAGATGTCGGAACAGGCATGGTCGGCGCTCCAGCATGCGGAGACGTTATGCGGTTGCAAATCCGAGTATCGGATGACGGAATTATTGAAGACGCTAAATTCAAAACTTACGGATGCGGCAGTGCTATTGCTTCTTCATCATTACTCACAGAATGGGTTAGAGGAAAGTCCCTTGACGAAGCAGGAAAAATCCGCAATACAGAAATTGCTCAAGAACTATCACTCCCGCCTGTAAAGATTCATTGTAGTGTACTTGCCGAAGATGCAATCAAGGCGGCAATAAAAAACTATCAAGAGAAACATGGAAACGATACTAATCACCAAGAAAGCCGCTGATTGGATTAGCAAACAACTGCAAGAACGAGGGCGCGGATTGGGTGTGAGAGTGGGTGTCACTCCGAGCGGGTGTACTGGATTCAAGTATGTTATTGAGTATGCCGATCACCAATCTATAGAAGATGTTGTAGTCGAAGAACACGGCGTAACAGTTTTCATTGATCCAAAAAGTTTACTATACATCTCTGGGTCTTTGATAGATTTCAAGACAGAGGGCATCAACAGCGGCATAGAAATCTCAAACCCAAAAGCAACCGCGCACTGTGGTTGCGGAGAAAGTTTTGCTATATGATAAGAGTGACAATGATGGTGCTGACTATCTTAATAAGCACTAATGCTTATTCTAGTGAAGTAGAGACCTAC